TGAGGTCATACACACGTAAATCTCGCGTTTTTGCGCCAAAACCAAGGGTTTACCCCTACTTTGATACGAATTAGCCGGTTTATCGAGCCAGCATAAACTCACTAAACTCCAAAAAAATCAGGAAAGTTGTACACTTCGCATACACACCAGCTAACGAATATCATGAAATCGACCTCTATGCACCTCAAATCGCTTGGAAATGTCGCCCTACTGGCCGGTCTCTGGGTCACCAGCCTCATCGTGCTGGGGGTGGCGTTCCGCATGGCCCGCACCTTGTTCTGCATCGGCTATGGCTGCTGACCTACGCCGCAGGAATCTGTTCCTGCCCGACTCCCTGATGGACGAGGCCAAGCGCCTGGCCGACCGCAAGGGCGTGCCCATGGCCGAGATCGTGCGCACAGCGCTGGAGAAGTACCTGCAGGCGGTCAAACGCGCAGAGGAGGCCCGTAACCATGTCCCTTGACATCGACATCCCCGACGAGCCGCTGGAGTACCAGCACAAGACCGTCTCGTTCCCGCAGATTTCGGCCGAGATGGTGAACTCGCTGGCCCTGGGCACCGAGGACGACCTGATCGTCGCCGCGCGTCACGGCATCAGCATGGACGCCTTCATGGAGCTGTCTGCGCAGCCCTGGTTCCAGGTCGCTGTGGCCACCAAGCGCTCCGAGTACGAGAAAACCGGCGTCACGTTCCGGGCCAAGGCCGCGTGGATGGCCGAGGAGCTGCTCTCCAAGGTGTACCTGCAGGCGGCGGACAACAACGCCTCGTTCAACCAGACCCACGAGGCCCTGAAAACCATGATTAAGGCCGGTGGGCTCGAGCCCCGCGAGGAGCGCGCCGTATCCACCGGTCCGAGCTTTGCCATCAACATCGACCTGGGGGACCGCTCGGTCAGCATCAGCAGCAACACGATCGACATGCCCCTCAAAGAACTCCCTTGACCCGAAAGTACCCATGCACAACATCAACTCCCCCCGCATCGACGACGAAGGTATCGAGGCCGACATCCGCGCCGCAGGCAAGACCGCACCGCGCGTCACACCGGACGACCTGCGGGCCAACATCTCCAGCGAGCACTACTTCACGGCCAGCCAGGGTGCCGCGGGTGCGGGTTACGTAATCCACAATCCCAACGACCGAGGCCCGCTGCACCTGTTGACCTTCTGCGTGCTCGTGCTGCGCAACGGGTTCACCGTCACGGGCGAGTCGGCCTGCGCCAGCGCTGAGAACTTCGACCACGAGATCGGTCGCAAGATTGCCCGCGCCAATGCGGAGCAGAAAATCTGGCCCCTGATGGGCTATGAGCTGAAGAGCCGCCTGGGCGCATGAGCAGTACCTACAAGCCCACGCCGACGCAGCGCGACTTCATGCTGAGCGAGGCCTACGTGCGGGTGCTCGCCGGGCCGGTGGGTGGGGGCAAGTCCGTCACCTGCGTGCACGAGCTGGTGCGGCTCGCCTGCGGCCAGGCGCCCAACAAGAAGAACGTGCGCAAGACGCGCGCGGTCATCGTGCGTAACACGGCCGACCAGCTGGCGCTGACCACCCGCAAGACGGTGTTCGACTGGCTGCCGCCAGGTGAGGCCGGAATCTGGAAGGCCGTCGAGAAGACGTTCATCCTGAAGGCGAAGCTGGCCGACGGCACCGAGGTCGAGTCGGAGTGGCTGTTCATCGCGCTCGACACCCCCGACGACGTGCGAAAAGCGCTGTCCCTGGAGACGACGTTCATTTGGGGCAATGAGTCGCGCGAGCTGCACCCGGACGTGGTCGACGGCCTGCTGGGGCGTCTGAACCGCTACCCCTCGATGAAGGACGGTGGCCCGACCAGGTCGTGCGCGCTGTTCGACACCAACATGCCCGACGAGGACACCTGGTGGCAGGACAAGATGGAGGAGCCGCCCTCGAACTGGGACATCTACAAGCAGCCGGCCGCGATCATCAAGCCCGCCAAGTACATCGAGACCTACGGCGAGGAGCCCGAGGACATCCTGCTCGACAAGGACGGCGAGGAATGGTGCGTGAGCCCCGCCGCGGACAACTACGACAACCTGCCCAAGCAGTATTACCCCAACCTGATCCCCGGCAAGACCGAGGACTGGCTGCGCGTGTACTTGCGCTCGGAGTACGGCCGCTCGCTCTCAGGCACCCCCGTCTACGAGAAGACGTTCACCTACGACTTCCACGTTTCCACCGACACCATCAAGTACATCCGTGGCGAAAACTACCCCATCACGATCGGCATCGACTTTGGCCGCACTCCTGCAGCCGTCTTCAAGCAGCGCGACCCCCGAGGCCGAGTCCTCACCCTGGGCGAACTCACCTCGGAGAACATGGGCATCGAAACCTTCATCAACACGAAGCTCAACCCGTTCATCGCCAACAACTTCCAGGGCGCCACCTTTGTGTGCGCTCCTGATCCCGCCGGCTTCGCCAAGCAGCAGCAGAACGAGATGACGCTGGTCGACGTGCTGAAGAAGGCCGGCTTCAAGTGCGTGCGCCCACCGACGAACAACCCCGAGCTGCGGATTCAGGCCGTCGAGCGCTTGCTCCTCGTACAGTTGGAGGGCAAGGCGATGTACCTCATCGACCACAGCTGTGAGCAACTCATCAAGGGTTTCAGGTACGGCTACCGGTACAAGATCAAGAAAAACGGCGAGATCGAGGACCGGCCGGACAAGAACGAGTTCTCCCACGTCCATGACGCCAACCAGTACGCCGACTCCGTGATCGACATGAATGTGCGGGGTGTGGCCATGGGTGGCGGGCGCCGAACGATCAAGAAGGTGGCATATACCTACTAACGGAAGTGAGGACATGCTAACATCGGGCTAGGTGCATCATCAGTAGGCCCAATCCATGAACCAAACTCTCGGTATCAGCGCTGGAGGCATTCTGCCCGCCATGTCGGCGCAGACCATGGCTGCCAATGAACGCAAGGCCTCCGAGCTTGCGCAGGCGCAGCCCCTCATCAAGTCCCTCGCAGCGCACGTACGCCGGGTTTGGACAACCGCCCGCCAGGCCAAGGAGCAGACCGTGGAGCCACGGATGTTCAAGGCAGTGCGGGCCCGCCGCGGGGAATACGACCCCGATGTGCTGACCAAGATTCGCAGCCAGGGCGGCTCCGAGATTTACATGATGCTCACCTCCAACAAGTGCCGCGCGGCGGCCAGCTGGATGCGCGACGTCATGCTGGGCTCAGGCAGCGACAAGCCCTGGACCCTCAAGCCCACCCCGGTGCCAGGCCTGCCGCCCGCGATGATGGAGGAGATGCGCCAGCAGGCGATCTCGCAGATGGCCAACGTCATCAAGGTGACCGGCCAGCCGCTGCCCCCGACGCAGCTGCGCAAGTTCCTGAACGAGCTGCGCGCCGAGTACATGTACAACCTCAATGAGGAGGCCAAGTTCAAGGTCAGCCTCATGGAACGCAAGATGGAGGACCAGCTGTCCGAGGGCGGCTTCATGCGCGCCATCGACGCCTTCATCGACGACCTGACCACGTTCCCCGCCGCGTTCATCAAGGGCCCGGTCGTGCGCCGCAAGCCCCGGATGAAGTGGAACAACGACGCCGCCTCGGGCTATCAGCTCTCGGTGAGCGACGAGCTGGTGCTGGAGTGGGAGCGGGTCGACCCGTTCATGATGTACCCGAGCCCCTCATCCACCGGCATCGAGGACGGTGACCTGATCGAGCGCCACAAGCTGCGCCAGACCGACCTGGAAGCCCTGATCGGCGTGGACGGCTATGACGACGGCGCGATCCGCATGGTGCTCGACGAGTACGGCCGCGGCGGCCTGCAGGAGTGGCTGATCGTCGACTCGACCAAGGCGCAGGCCGAGGGTCGCAGCACGACCGCCGTGATGAACAACACCGAGCACCTGATCGACGCGATCCAGTTCTGGGGCACGGTCTCCGGCCAGGTACTGCTCGACTGGGGCCTGAGCGACAAAGAGGTGCCCGACAAGGCGAAGCAGTACCACTGCGAGGCCTGGCTGATCGGCGGCTACGTCATCAAGGCGAGCCTGAACTACCACCCGCTCGGCCACAAACCCTACTTCAAGGCCTCCTACGAGGACGTGCCCGGCACCTTCTGGGGCAACAGCGAGTACGACCTCATCAAGGACTGCCAGGACATGTGCAACAGCGCTGCCCGGGCGCTTTCCAACAACATGGGTATCTCCTCGGGCCCGCAGGTGTACGTCAACGTCGACCGCATCCCGGCCGGCGAGGACATCACCAACCTGTACCCCTGGAAGATTCACCAGGTCACCTCCGACCCGATGGGTTCGAGCGCTGCGCCGATCGGCTTCTTCCAGCCCAACTCCAACTCCCAGGAGCTGATGATGGTGTACGAGAAGTTCGCGGTCCTGGCCGACGAATACTCGGGCATCCCGCGCTACATGACCGGCAGCTCGCCATCGGGCGGTGCAGGGCGCACGGCCTCCGGCATGTCGATGCTGATGAACAACGCCAACAAGTCCATGAAGCAGGTCGTCTCCAACGTCGACGTGAACGTGCTCGTGCCGCTGCTGGAGCGCTTGTACTTCTACAACATGCGGTACAGCGAAGACAACGAACTCAAGGGTGATGTGTCGGTCGTGGCCGGTGGTGCGAACAGCATCGTCGCCAAGGAGTCCGCGCAGGTCCGCCGCAACGAGTTCCTGGCAGCGACGGCCAACCCGATCGACATGCAGATCATGGGCGTCGAGGGTCGTGCGGTGCTGCTGCGCGAAGCCTCCAAGCAGCTCGACATGAACCCGGACGACATCGTGCCCCCGCGCGAGAAGTTCCGGGTCGCCCAGCAGCTCGCCGCGATGACCCAAGCCGGCCAGCCCCCCGCACCCCAGATGACCGGTGGGCCCGGCTCAGGGCAGGGCGCTCCGACAATGAACGCCCAGACGCTAACGAATGGCGCGCCAATTACCGACAATTTCTCCCCAACCGCCCAGTAAATATTGACAAGTTAGCACTTACTCTGTTACAAACGCCCTACCTGAAGGAAACTTTCATGAAACGACCCGTCCAATCTCACGCCACCGAAGAGAAGAAGATTCTCAAAAAGGGTGGCGCAAGTCCGCGGCTGATGGCCGAAGAGAAGGCCGAATACGCCAAAAAGGGCGTGAAGTTCGCCTCGGGCGGTGTCGTGAAGCGCGCCACTGCAAAAACTCGCGGCGCAGCCTGCTGAAAGGACCCCATGAAAGCTCTTTCCAAAGCCAAATCCATGAAACCCGGCTTCTCCGATGGCGGCGAAGTCACCGACTACACCGGCGGCCAAGACGCGCCCCCCATGAGCAGCTCTGCTGCGACCGAAGCCGCTCCTGCCGCCGAGTACAAGTCCTTCAAGGAAGCCTTCGCCGCCGAACGCAAGTCCGGCTCCAAGACCTTCGAGTACAAGGGCAAGAAGTACACGACCGAGATGGCTGCCCCCAAAGCTGCCGCACCGAAGACCTCGTCTGCCGGTAGTGAGTCGAAAGTGCGCACCCTGGCGCCGTCCACATCGAGCGATTCAAGTCGCATGACGAAGGTGCCCGACTCCATGGGCAGCACCTCGTACAGCGGCATGGGTTCAACGCCCGCGAAATCCGCCTCCCGCGGCAAGTACGCCTCCGGCGGTCTGGTCAAACGTGCGGCCGTCAAGTCTCACGGCAAGGCCTGCTGAAATGCTAGTCAAGCCAGACGCGCAGCAGCTCAATGCGCTCGCGCGTCTGGTGCAGTCTCCCGATGGAGAGGTGCTCCTGAAAATACTGGACACCGAACTCGAACGGCTGACAACCAATCTGCTGGATTCGTCCGGCGAAATCACTCTCCGAGTCCAAGGGATGGCGAGAGAGATAAAGGAACTGATTACCTTGCTGCGGCAGTCGCCGCACCTGGTTAAGAAGCCCTGATAGCCCAAGACTTCGGTCCGGCTGTTTTTTTGTGAACACGCCCAAGCCTCTTCGGCCGGCATAAGGAGAATTAATGGCATTGCCAAAACAGGTTCAGGCGCAGGCAGATGCGCTGGATGCGTACGAGAAGCAGGTTACCGAGGCGCGAGCCGCCGAAGAACCCAAGCCCACCGACCCGCCACCCGCAGATACCCCGACGAACCCGAATTCGCAGTCCCTGGAGCCAGTAGCAACTGAGCCCCCGAAACCAGCTGAAGACGACCCGAACAGCGCGACATGGCGGCAACGCTACCAATCGCTGCAAGGCCAGTTCAACAGCCAGGTGCCGGCCCTGCAACAGCAGGTACGACAGCTGACGGATTCGGTGTCGCAGTTGACGGCGCAAGCGGAGAAAGTCCAGGCGAAAGCCCCGGCCGAACCCGACCAAGCCGATCTGGTTACCAAAACCGACGTTGAAGCATTTGGTGAGGACTTGGTAGACCTGGCCCGCCGCATCGCCAAAGAAGAATTTGGTAAGCGCGAGTCCAAGTACGTCAAGCAAATCGAGCAGCTGCAAGGGCAGCTGAGTGAAGCCACAGGGCAAGTCGGTGAAGTCGTGCAGTCCCAGGCTGTCACAGCGAACGAGCGGTTCTTCTCAGGACTCGCCAGTGCGCTGCCCGCATGGGAATCGACGCAAGCATCCGCTGAGTGCCAGGCGTGGCTCAGCTCCAGGATTCCAGGCACCACGGCAACGTGGGACCAGGCCCTGAAGGACGCTGCATCGAAGCGCGATGTCGCCGCCGTAGTCGAAGTGTTCGAGGTGTTTTATGAGAAGCACCCGGCGCTAGACCCCAAGGCCAAACCAGCCACCCAAAGCAATGCACGCCAAGAGCTGCAGCGTCAGGTTGCGCCCGGCAAGTCGTCGGCATCGACCGCACAGCAGACGTCGAGACGTGTCTACTCCGCTCGTGATTACGAGACGGAAAGCATGAATCAGTTACGACTGCTGCAGCGAGGAGATGTCGAAGGCGCCGGGCGCATCGAAGCCGAGTTGAATGCAGCTCTCGCAGAAGGACGAATCAAACCGTAATTCCGCTGGGGGCGCGTGTTGACAAAAAAACCTGTTTTTTAAGGAAATCATTATGAGCACCATCACCCCCGCCGCGACGTATGCCGTCCAATCCCCGTTTGCTACGACTCCGTCGTACTCCGGTACCTTCATCCCTGCCGTCTGGTCCAGCAAGCTGAACGTCAAGTTCTATGCGAACACCACGTTCGGTGACGTCTCCAATACCAATTGGGAAGGCGACATCAAGAACATGGGCGACAAGGTCATCATCAACAACGTGCCCTCCATCAGCATCAATACGTACACCGTGGGCCAGTCCCTCACGTACGAAGTGCCCACCCCGGACACCATTGAGCTGCAGGTCGACAAAGGCTTCTACTTCGGCGTGAACGTCTCCGACGTGCTTGAGTACCAAGCCCAGCCCAACCTGATGGACATGTTCACGACTGACGCCGCGAACCAGATGAAGATCAAGGTCGACCGCGAGTCCTTCGCCGGTACCTTCCAAGGTGCTGCCGCTGCCAACGTCGGCGCGACTGCTGGTGCCCTGACCGGCGCCTACAACCTGGGCACCGACCTGGCTCCGCTCGACTACACCGTGAGCGGCACCGAGATTCTGAAGACCATCACCGCGATGTCTTCGGTCCTCGACGAGCAGAACGTGCCCGAGAGCGATCGCTTCTTGATCCTGACTCCCTACGAGCGTCAGCTCCTGATGTCGTCCCCTCTGGCCCAAGCGTATGTGACCGGCGATTCCCAGTCCATCCTGCGCAACGGCAAGATCGGTCGCATCGACCGTTTCGACATCTACGTGTCGAACCTGATGCCGACAGCCGCCGTGGCCAAGGACTTCGCTGGTGCAACCCTGACCAGCGCCATCAAGCGTCACGCAATCATCGCCGGCCACAAGTCCGCGATGACTTTCGCGTCGCAGATCAACAAGGTTGAGTCCATCCCCAACCCCAACGACTTCGGCACCCTGGTGCGTGGTCTGATGATCTACGGTCGCAAGACCGTGAAGGCTGAAGCCCTGACGTACGCCCTGGTAAAGGGTTAACCCGCGCAGCAGAAGGGGCCCTTCGGGGCCCCTTTTGTGTTAGCATCTAAGTAAGTCCTAACTTACACGAGGTTAGCTCATGGCGACCATTACCGTTTCTTCGCTGCTAACTCGCGTTGCAGTAATCCTCCAAGACCCGACCAGCATTCGTTGGCCACAGGTGGAGCTATTGGACTGGTTGAACGACGGCCAGCGCGAAATCGCGCTCTTCAAGCCGAACGCCTTCACCAAGAACATCCCCAAACAACTGATCGCCGGCACCAAGCAGACGCTCCCCACCGATGGTGTGGCGCTGATCGACCTGCCGCGCAACCTCGGTGCCGATGGCCTGACGGCCGGCAACGCCGTGCGCCTCGTGTCGCGCGAAATCCTCGACTCGCAGCTGCCCGGCTGGCACGCCTCGACGCCCGCAGCCGCAGCGAAGCACTTCGTGTACACGCCGCTCGACCCCAAGACCTTCTACGTCTACCCCCCACAGCCCGCAACGGGCATGGGCTACGTCGAGATGGTGTACGTGGCCGCGCCGACCGACGCGACGCTCGTGAGCACCATCACGGTCGACGACATCTACAGCACCGCGCTGATGAACTTCATCCTGTCGCGCGCTTACGCCAAGGACGCCGAGTTCGCAGCCAATGCGAGCCTGGCCACCGGCTACTACGGGCAGTTCCAAGGGCTCCTGCAGGGCAAGGTCTCCGCCGAGATGGGCGCGAACCCCAACCAGGCGCTCTCCCCCATGAACCCGAACCTGCCGGGTAGCACCAAGTGAGCACGATCTCCTACGAGCTGTTCCTGCCGCACGTCATGCCGTACGTGCCGAACTGCTTCGAGGAGCAGGCGCTCATCGCTATCCGCAACGCCTGCATCGACTACTGCCGCGACACGCTCGTGCTGCAGCAGGACATCGACGCGATCGGCACCGCGGTGGGTGAGAACACCTACGGGATCGACGCACCGAGCGGCTACGGCGTGACCCAGGTCATGTCGCTTTACTACATCGGCCGGCGCCTGGAGCGCAAGAGCGAGCTGGAGCTGCAGCGCCTCTACACGCGCGACTGGCAGACCGTGGTCGGCGCCCCCCAGGTCTGGACCCAGTTCAACCTGGAGGAGGTGGTGCTCGCGCCCCGCCCCGCCGAGGCCGTACGCGGGGCCCTGACGGGCCGCATTGCGATCGTGCCTACCCGGGCCTCCAAGACCATCGAGAGCGTGCTCTACGAGACCTACCTGGACGACATCGTCGCGGGCGCGCTCAGCCGCCTGAAGATGACCCCCGACCAGCCGTATTCCGACTACCAGGGCGCTGCCCTCTACGCGACCAAATTTCGCTCAGCCACCACGTCCACTCGGGCCTTCGTCAATGGCGGCATGAATCACGCCCCGCTGCGGGCCCGTTTCAACAGGATTTGGTAATGGCTGACAAGATCAAACTCGTTCAAGGTGACACACGCCCCGCAATCGTCTGCACGATCACCGACGAGGTGACGGGTGCGGTCGTGGGCCTGACAGGTGCCACGGTCAGCATGAAGTTCCGTGCCTCCGGCAGCACCACGCTGCAGGCCACGGTGCCTGGCGTCGTGACCGACGGGGCTGCGGGCGTCGTCGCGTTCTACCCGGCGTCCGCCCCTGAGATGCTCACCGGTGACGCCGGCGACTACGAGGGCGAGATCAGCATCACGTTCTCGGACGGCTCCATCCAGACGGTCTACGACCTCCTGAAGTTCAAGCTGCGCGAGGACTTCTAAGTGGCGGTCCAGGTCACGGTCACCAACGCGGTTGCGGGGGTTGCTACCTCCCGGCCTCGTTTGGGCGTGTCCGTCGTGGCCCCCCAGACCGTGGTCGACGCCGTGCGCCTGGCCGCTGGTTCCAGTGCGGGCGCCGCAGCTGCCCTGACCCAGTACACGCTGCCGGCCACGCAGGTCGCCTACATCGTCCTGGGCTCGGCGGCCGAAGTCGACACCTCCGGGCGCTACCGCCTGGTGCCCGAGACGGTCGTGACGCTGGACGGCGCGCGGCTCACGCTGGGCACCACCAAGCGCGATGCGTTCACGGTCGTCGACGCGCGCGCGTTCTTCCTCAGCAAGAAGCTCAAGGAGACCATCACCTTCGTCGAGGTGGTCACCCGCACGCTCACATACATCCGCGTCTACACCGACACCTTCAGCCTGGTCGACGCCACCAAGTTCGTACTGGGGCAAAAGCTCACCGAGACGCTCGCAACGACCGAGCTGGTAGCCCGCGCCTCGACCAAGAAACTCACTGACACGCCCACTGCGACCGACCGGCCGCTGAAGGGGGTGTCCAAGCCATTTACCGACACCGCGGCAACCGCGGACGCATCGACGCGCGGGACCTCGAAGCGCCTGACCGAGTTGCTCGCACTCTCGGACCTCGAGAGCTACGCGCTCCAGAAGCGCCACACGGAAACCGTCGCCACTGCGGACACGCAGACCCGTGCGATTTACCGGAGCGTGTCCGACGGCTTCGGCTTGAACGACTCGACCGGCGTGGGCGATGGCCTGGCCGTGTCGTTTGCTGCCGGCATCTCCAATGTCGCCTTCGCAACGGACATCCTGTCGCGCGCCGTGACGACAAAGCAGGCCGATTCGGTCGGCACTACCGAATCTGGCTCGCTCGTCAGCCAGGGCTACTGCGATCTGACCTATTTCGCAGACGACTACGTTGGCACGAGCCGCACTTTTTAATAGGAGTTCCACATGATTAATGAACAGATCAGCGTCACGGGCGATGTCAGCATCGTCTTGTACAACAGCGACGGCACCGTCAAAGACTCCCGCACGATCCACAACCTAGTGGTCAGCGTCGGCAAGGAATTCATCGCCGCACGCATGGTGGGCACCCCCGCGATCATGAGCCACATGGCCATCGGCGCAGGTGGTGTCGCGGCTGCTGTCGGCAACACCGCCCTGGGCACGGAGCTGGGCCGCTCGGTGCTGCAATCCGCGGCTGCCGCTGCCGCCAAAGTGACCTACACCGCGTCGTTTGCCGCGGGCGTGGGCACCGGTGCCGTGGTCGAGGCCGGGGTGTTCAACGCCTCCTCTTCGGGAACCATGATGTGCCGTACCGTGTTCGCTGTCGTGAACAAGGGTGTCGACGATGCAATGAGCATCACCTGGGAAATCACGGTCAGCTAAAGGGGTCTACTGAATGGCATCAATCACAACTCGTGCTGGCAAAGGCACCGCGCTCACTACCGCCGAGGTCGATGCCAATTTCACGAACCTGAACACCGAGCTTGGTACCAAGCTCGCTCTGACCGGGGGTGTGCTTACCGGCAACGCCACGGTCAACGCAGGGACCGACTCCCGGTTTCTGCTGCAAGTCAGCGGCACGACGCAGGCGCAGTTCCAGGCGACAGCGTCGGCGGTGCGAGTGGCGTCCAACAACGCGATCCCACTTATCCTCGCCACCAACGGCGTCGACCGGGTGGCGATCGACAGCAACGGCAACGTCACGTTCGGGTCGGCGACCGCCTCGGCGTCGTACAAGTTCCAAGGGACAAACCTCGGTTC